AACTACAACCTAGAAGCTGGGTTGAAGTTCAGATTTTTGGAGGAAAAGAAAGCGGACGAGTCTCTACTCGGAGAGTTCGTTCGCTTTGCACGAAGGGAGATTAAGAAGATGCCCGAATTTGATCTCTCTGATGCCGATCCTGAAGCTTATATTTTTTCAAAGTACTCAAAGAAACAAGCGGAAAGGATTTTGTTAGCTTCTGAAGAGGAGCTGACCGCTAGGCACCTGGTTTACGATTTGTTTGTTAAACCAGAAGCTTATATAGGCAAGAGTGCGGAAAACATGAAGACGAGGCCCATCTGGAGTTGTCCAGATATAGTTAAAGGTAAGTTCGGGGCCCATTTTCATATGCTAGGTAAAAAGTTCGCCAAATGGTGGTCCAAGGAGAACAACATTTTTTACACTAGCGGCGCAACACCCCAGGACATTGGTGAATTTGGTGAAAAGATCGCTTCTAAGAGCTTCATAGTTGAGAGCGATGTTTCATCCTGGGATGGTTGCATGAGGAAGGAGATGATAGAGTTGGAAAAGTATTTTATAATGCACAAGGTGCGCGGTCTACCTGATGACTTCAAGGTCATGCTAGACAATTGGACCTCTATCAAGGGGAAGTCAAAGGACAAGAATGTCTCTGTAGTGATGAGTCATGGACGTCGCTCTGGAGACCCTTGGACTTCTGTTTTCAACTCCTTTCTTAACTGGCTAATAACCAGGTTTTGTACCCAGCTAGAAGAAGAAGAAATCTTGCTCATGGTCATGGGCGATGATAATCTCTATGGTACCGACAGAGAGTTAAGGCTGGAGGCAATTGAGAACAGGTACAAGGGTTTGGGAATGAAGTGTGAGGTCGTTCTCCGCGATTGCATACTTGATGCGACATTCTGCTCTGGGAGGTTCTGGCTGGTGGATGGCAGACTGATTTGGGGGTCACTCCCCTTCAGGGCTCTATCTAAGTTTGGTCTGAACCATCACAGGCACACTCCCAAGCTCTTCAAAAGGCTTCTGTATGGCAATGCCATGAGTATGCTCCCTATAGCAGGACA